TCATGCGCTCATTTCCTTTGCGCGGCGCCACTTATCCCTATGCGAGCAAGCGCCAGATTGAACGGCAGCAACGGAGCTACGGCCGATGACCGAAGCTCTCATCGAGCTCGACTTCAACCGCCATGCCCAGGATTTGCGCGAGACATGGCAGGGGCGCGCGCTGCGCGAGACGCACGACAAGGGGCAGTTCGGTGCGATCGTTCTCTCGGTGATCGCTCACAATTTCGATGATACGCTGTTTAGATTGCTTCATGCGGTATTCCCTGGCTTTGTCTCCATAACCGCTCCTTTCATCTGTTCGGCTGCGAAGATCAACAAACGCGGTCAGGTCGTCGCCGACGTTGTGCTGCGCAACAGCGCAGACGTGCGCAAGGATTACGTTCTCTATTCTTCCTCGCGCTACCTTGAGGCTGCCTTCCGCCGGCTCGCCGACCGTCTGAAATTCGACGACGACGACCGCCGCCAGCTGTTCGCTGCAGCCAAGAATTGGGTAGTGGCCGACCGTCGGCTCGATCCCACGATGGACCCTGCCGATCCGGATGCCCGCCGCCTCGTGGTGCATTGATGGCGAACGATCTTGTCACCACGCTGGCCAAGCGCACGCCACGCCAGGTTCTTCAGTGGGAATATGAGCTGGTCGGCAACCTCATGCAGGAGTTTGCGCAGTTTCAGGTCTGGCGCAACCAGTTCGCGCTGCAGTGGGAAGAGGCGGCCCGCCTCATCCTGCCGACCAGCCGCAACACTTTCTATTACGGCAACTTCAACTGGCCAGGACAGAAAAAGACGGAAGAACAGATTGATGCCTCTGGCGGCCTCGCGCTGCACCGTTTCTGCGCCATCGCCGACAGTCTCGTCACTCCGCGCAACATGTTCTGGCACGGGCTCGACAGCGATATCGACTATGTGATGAAGGACCGGCAGTCGCGGCTGTGGTTCGAAAACACCAAGCGCAAGCTTTTCAAGATGCGCTACGCCGCCAACGCCAACTTCTCTGCCCAGAACTATAACAACTGGCAGTCGCTAGGCGCCTTCGGAAACGCCACCATGTACATCGACGCCTTCGATGGCCGTTGGCATGGCGGCGAACTCGGCCTGCGCTACCGGGCGGTACCTCTCGGTGAGACCTTCTATGGCGAGAACCACCAGGGCAAAGTCGACCGGATGATTCGGTGGTTCCGCCTGACAGCCACCCAGGCGCTGCAGAAATGGGGCCTGGATGCGCTGCCGGAAAATCTGCGCCCGGCGCTCGAACAGTCGAACCAGTGGCCCTACCAGTTCCTGCACGTCGTCAAGCCGCGGCACGATTACGATCCCGAGCGCCTCGATGCCAAGGGTCTGCCGTTCGCTTCATACTACGTGTCGATCGAAGGCAACTGCCTGATGCAGCCGGAGGGCGGCTATCGGGTGTTTCCGTTTGCGGTGAGCAGATATGACCAGACTCCCAACGAAGTTTACGGTCGAGGACCGGCACAAATTGTGCTCCCAGCTCTTAAAACGCTTAACGCTGAGAAACGAATGTTTCTCAAGTCAGGACATCGAGCTGCTGATCCGGTTTTGCTTATTGCAGATGACGGACTCGTCGATTTCTCTCTCCGACCTGGAGCGCTCAATAAAGGCGGTGTTACCTCTGACGGAAAACAATTAGTCCACATCCTGCCGACTGGAGAAATTCAGGTCACCGAAAAGATGATGGGCGAGGAGCGTGGCCTGATCGAGGACACGTTCCTGGTCTCACTGTTCAAGGTGCTGACCGAACACCCGAACATGACCGCCACGCAGGTCATTGAGCTGGTCAACGAGAAGGGCATGCTGGTTGCCCCGACATTGGGCCGGCAGCATTCGGAATATGTCGGCCAGATGGTCGAGCGCGAGATGGATTTGGCTTCGGCCATGGGCGCCCTCGACCCGATGCCGCCGCGGCTGCGCGAGGCGCGTGGGCAGTACAAGGTGACCGACACCTCCCCGCTTGCACAGGCAGCGAAGGCCAACCAGGCGGCCGGCTTCCTGCGGACGGTCGAGAGCGTCAAGGAGCTTGTCAACATTACGCAAGACCCAAGCCTGCTTGATCCGTTCGACTTCGATACCGCTATCCCCGAGATTGCCCAGATCGGCAACGTTCCCGAAAACTGGATGGCGGATGACAAGGCGATCCAGGCCAAGCGCAAGGCCCGCGCCAAGGCTCAAGCTGCGCAACAGCAAATCCAGGCCATGCCGGCACAGGCTGCGATGATCAAGGCGCAGGCCGCGGTGGCTAAGAGCCAGCCCGGCGTAGCGCCCGGACAGCAATTCGGTGGACCGCAGCAGCAAGGAGTACCGGCATGACGTTAGGTGAGTATCGGGTTGGAATTACCTTCAACCCCGGCGGCAACAAGCACGTCAATGAAATCAAGCGGCGCGCGGCTGATCTGATCGATTACCTGAACGATTGGAATTCCGGTGACAATCCGGAGGCCGCTGAGTTGGCTCAGATCGCCATGCGCAAGATCGAAAGTGCGGCAATGGATGGTGTGAAGGCGGTCACGAAACCGCAGCGGGCATGAGCAAGGTCATCGAAGAACTCAAGGTCGATTACCAGACTACGTTCGGCTCGCCGGCTGGCCAGCGCGTACTCGATAACCTGGCCAAGGTCTGCTTCATCAATACCATCGAAAGCGCCTATGCGGGCGATACCAACGAGACCATGTTCCGGCTCGGCTGTCAGGAAGTCTTTCGGATCATCTGCCTGCACCTGGGTCTGACCACAGCGCAGCTCGCTGAGCTTTATATGCCCGGCAGCAAGAGAACGAGAAACGAATGAGTGACGCAACGAATTTCAGGCGCGAGCGGATTGAGAAGTTGTTTCATGAGCTTCGTTACGAAGTCGAGCGCGGCATGATGGAGCGCGACATCGATGAGACGCTTGGCTTTCGCTTTTACGTGCCGATTAGCCACGCTATTCCGGATGGCGTTGTGTTTTGCGAATTTAGAACGCGTCCGCTTCCGCGGCACACGATGCACCCGGATGATCTGCAGCCTCGTTTGAAGGTGGTGAAAAATGGCTGATGCAGCTACAACCGCCGCAACTGCGACCACGACTACGGCAGCAACGCCTTGGCACCAGGGTATCGAGGCGGAAACCTTGGGGTTCTGGCAGAACAAGGGATACGACCTCGCCGATCCCAAGGCGTTCGCCACCAAGATCACCGAGCATTACCGCAATGCCGAGAAGCATCTGGGCGTGCCGCAGGACCGGCTTCTGCGCTTGCCGGAAAAGCCCGACGATGCGGACGGATGGAAAACCGTTTACCAGCGTCTCGGTGCGCCCAAGGACGTGAAGGAATACGACTTTAAGGATATCAAGTTCGGCGACGGTACCGAGTTGGATGAGCAGTTTACTACCGCGATGCGCTCGGAGTTGCTGAAGGCGAACGTCGCCAAGGACAAGGCCCCCGATATCGTCAAGGCTGTCGTCAAGTACCTGGACGATGCCGACAAGGCCGAAGCGACGATCCGCGAGTCGGAGAAGACGGCGCAGATACAAAAAGTCCTCAAGGATTGGGGGCCGCACCGGAACGAAAACGAACTGATGTCGCTGCAGGCGCTCAAGCGCCTTGAAATCTCTCAACCCGAATACGATAAGCTGGCCGGCGCGATCGGATACGACCGGGCGGCGGAAATATTCTGCAAGATCGGCGCCGGCTTCAAGGAAGCTCCTTACGTCGATGGTCAAACGCCAGGCGCCCCCACCACGGCAGCCAGCGCACAGGCCCGCCTGGCCGAACTGGAAAACGATCCGGGCTGGCGCGCCAAGCTGGTGAAGAACGACACCGCAACCTGGCGCGAGTTCAGGGCTCTCTCCGCGCAAATCGCAGAAGCGCTATAGGAGTGACCGATGGAAGCGGAAACAACCACCGAGAAGCCCAAGCGCACAGTCAGTCCGGAACTCAAGGCTAAGATGAAGGCTGGCCGGGAGCGCGCCGCCAAGGTGCGCAGGACCAATAAGGCTGCGGCAGTTCTTACCGATGCGGTTGAACGTCGTTTGATTGAAGATAAGAGTTCTGGTCCACCAGAATTCCTCGGCATCACCAAGAACGATTGCCCGGTCGACTGCACCGCCGAGAGCTGCGTCATTACGGGCGTGGGGTTCTGCGGACATCCCTGCAAGGGTGCTCTTCAGCCTGTATACATGTCGAACCGCGATACGGTCGAGCGCTACAACCGCGCCCGCAAGCACCTCGCCCATGTGGAGCTAGATAAGCGGCCGTGAAATCGCGCCGGACGTGGCAGAAGATCGTCGCCGAACAGGCGAACAAGATCGCAGAGCTTGAAAAGAAGGTCGAGCGATTAGAGCGCCGCTTGAA